TGGATCAAAGCTAATCCTGGTCTCGGCAAGATCGTCAAGATTGCGGATATGCGCGAGGCGATGCTCAAGGCATCGTCCGATCCGGCCTCGCTGAATGCGTTTCTCCGTTACCGGCTAAATGTCTGGACCGATAAGGTCACAGCCTTCTATCCGATGGACAAGTGGGATGAGTGTCAGGAGCTAGTAGACGTCGACTCCCTCCTTGGCCAGCCATGTTATGGCGGGCTCGACCTATCAACGACCGGGGATATCGCACCATTCGTGCTGTTGTTTCCTCCCTATGGCGATCGAAAGTTGTGGGTGTTGCTGCCTCACTTCTACCTGCCAGAAGATGCCATTGCGCGGCGCGTCAAACGCGACCGCGTTCCATACGACGTCTGGGCTCGACAGGGATTGTTCACACTAACGCCAGGATCTGTGATCGATACGCAGTTCATCCTGCGGGACATAAAGAACCTCGGCGCCAAGTATGCAATCAAGGAAATCGGCCTCGACCAGGCATTTTCGGCTGACATTCGGCCGCAGATAGAGGCGGCAGGGTTTACCTGCGTCGCCATCAACCAGGGCGAGATGGCCATGACGCCGCCGCTGAAGAAATCGCTGGAGCTGGTTCTCCGCAAGGAAATTACGTTCCTCGGGAATCCGGTGATGCGATGGATGGCCAGTAACCTCGCTGTCAGAACTGGCGCAACCGGCCTGATGAAGCCTGACAAGGCTCGATCATCCGAGAAAATCGACGGCATCTCGGCATTCTTGGATGCGCTCGCCCGAGCGCAACTCGCGCCAGTGGTGGATACCAATGCCTGGGCTTTTGCCCCTTTCACAGTCTGAGAATCCGATTTGAACCTCCTTTCATCAATCCGGTCCCTGTTCGGTGGACGCGAGCAGGAGTCGCGCTCCGGCGGCGACTCCATGCTCCTGAACGGACGCCAAGCCTTTTCTCTGATGCTGGGTGGCGAACCGACCGCCAGTGGCGAGACGATCAATGAAACGACGGCGCTCCAGATTTCATGGGTGTACTCGTGCGTCCGTGTCATTGCAGAAACGGCCGGCTCTATACCGTTGCGGATATACGAACAGACCGGACAGGGCGAAAAGGAAGCCAGAGATCATTCGCTGTCTTACCTTCTGGACACGCAACCGAACATCGAGATGTCCGCACCAGTGGCCATCGAAACTCTTACTGGCGCAATCGCTCTGACGGGAAATGGCTATTTGGAGATCACCCGCGACGGGCGCAAGAATCCTATCTCGCTGTACCCGCGAAACCCGCTGAAGGTGACACCGCAGCGTAACGAAGCTGGACTGATCGAGTACGCGGTCCACGACGCGGACGAGAAGCGCATAGTCCCAGCCGCAAACATGCTCCATGTTCCCCTGTGGTCGTTCAATGGGCTGCGCGGTCTCTCTCCGGTCCAGCTACAGGCGCAAGCCCTCGGGTTCGCACAAGCATCCTTGAAGCAAGGTGCAAGATTCATCGGGAACGGGTTCAGCCCCAAGGGTTTGATCACTCCAGAAGGTCCACTCACGTCCGAGCAGGGCCAGCAGCTTCGCGAAATGCTGGAAAAGCAGGGAAGCGGAAGCAACCAAGGGCGGCTCGCAGTTCTCCCGGCCCCGATGAAGTATCTGCAAATGGGGCTGTCGATGGCCGACGCGGCCTTCCTGGAGTCTCGCGGATTCTCCCGAAACGAAATTGCGGCGATGTTCAGGCTCGATCCTCACTTCATCGGCGATACCACCCGGCAGTCGAGCTCGAATGCGGAACAGGCTTCACTCAATTTGATCCTGGAGACGATGTCTCCGTACCTGACGAAGATCGCCACGGAGTTCAATCGCAAGCTACTGCCGATGACCGCCAGGAAGCGGTCATCGTACGTGATCCGATTCGATCTGACAGAGCGTCTACGCGCGGATATGAAGACGACTTTGGAGACGCTTGCTCTCGGTCGTCAATGGTCGCTTCTCACGATCGATGAAGGCCGCAAGCAACTCGGCCTGAATCCGGTCGGCGGCGAGCTCGGCAATAGTCTGCTGGCCCCGGTGAACATGCTTGAAGCGAACCGTTGGATGTCATGGACGCCACAGCAGAAACAAGAGACCCCAAAGGAATAATTAATGTCCCAGCGTGAAACACGCTCCGTCACCGCGGAGCTGAGAGTCAGTGCGTCCGATGACGGACGCACCATCGAAGGACTCATTCCGTACAATTCGCCGTCCGTCGACCTCTGCGGCTTCACCGAAATCATCGCTCCGGGCAGCTTCGCTCAGGCCCTCGAAGCCAACGCAGACATACTCGCCCTGCGCGACCATGACTCGACTCTATTGCTCGGTAGGACCAAGAGCAAAACACTGACATTCGAAGATTCACCCGAAGGGCTCCGCTACAAGATCCGGTTGCCGAATACGACGGCAGCGAATGATCTGGCAGAGTCCATCGATCGCGGCGATCTCGACGGAACCAGCTTCGGCTTCATCTGCCGTGACTGTAACTGGTCGGCTACCGAAGACGGCGAGACTGTCCGCACTCTGACGGAGATCGAGCTGCTTGAAGTCAGCCCTTGCTCCTGGCCGGCCTACCCGGATTCCTCTGTTGACCTCCGTTCCATCCCTGATGAGTTCCGGGCTCGGATTGAGCAGCGGCGAGCAGGCGCAAAGCCTGAGACGCCGGAGCCCGAAGCAGCAGTCGACGATGAACTCGAAAATCTCAAGCTGCGCGTAGCTATTCGCTTGCGCCGGAAGTAATTCAAGCCATTTCCCGCGTCTTTCGCTCCGCCGCGACCACGCATAACCATAACCCCACAACCCAACAGGAAGAACAAATGCCGAATCTGATCGATCTGCGCGAGAAGCGCAACAAGCTCATGCACGACGCCAATGCGATCATGCTGGGCGCTGAAGTTACTGCGGAGCAGCGTGCGAAGGTAACCGCGATGCTCGCCGACGTCGACACCCTGGAAGCTGACATTGCCGTCGCTGAGCGTATGGCCGCCTTCGAGGAAGAGCAGCGTTCTGCTGCGGCTCAGACGCGCCCCAACCCGAATCCTTCCGCCGAGGACCGTTCCCGCGAGCAGCGTGATGCGTTCCGCGCCTACATCACCACCGGCGAGGTCCGCTCGATCCTGACCACCGGCACGACCGGCGCGGCGATCATCCCGCAGGCGTTTGCGCCCGAGATCGTTGCTGCGCAGAAGGCCTGGGGCCAGCTTTACAGCGCGGTCAAGCTCTGGGAGACCGACAACGGCGCACCCATGAAGACCTCGCTGGTCAACGCCACCGGCGATCTGATGAGCGTGGGCACCGAAGGCACCGCACCCACGGAAGTCGATCCGACGGCGACCTCGGTCACCATCTCGACCGATGACGTTGAGGGTCTGGTGACGGTCTCGCTCGACGAGCTTCAGGACAGCGCGTTTGATCTGGAAGGGTTCCTGCGAGACTCGCTGGGCGCTGCGTACTTCCGCGCGATCAGCAAGGCCATCGTTACCGGTACCACTTCGGTTGGCTCCATTGTGTCCGGCTATGACGCCACCAAGGTCACGACTGCTGCGGTTGGCACTGTCGCCTATGCGGATCTCGTATCCGCTTACGGTCAGCTCGACCCCGCCTACGAGGCAAACGCGTCCTGGGCGATGAACAGCTCGACCCGCGCGTCGCTGATGGGTGTGGTCGACGATCTCGGTCGTCCTCTGTTCATCCCGAGCCCGAATGCCGGCGCTTTTGACACACTGCTCGGTAAGCCGGTGGTGATCAGCCAGTTCCACGACAGCGTGGCCGCCTCGAAGACGCCGATTCAGTTTGGCGACTTCAAACAGGGCTATAAACTGCGCGTCGTGAAGCCCGGCCTGTCGGTCATCCGTATTGCCGGTGACTTCGCGCACCCTGGCATGGTCGGGTTCTATGCCCGCGCCCGCGTCGGTGGAGCTGTGACGGACGGCGGAACTCACCCGATCGTCAACCTCTTCGTCAAGGCGAGCTAAACAACCTGGTGCATGAGGCGGCCCGAAGACCGCCTCATGCACCAACGGACAACGCATGAAAATTCGAGTAATCCAGCCTCACATCAATGAGTCGGGACCCGTGAAAGTCGGAACGATCCTTGATCTACACGAGGATCACGCTGCCGACTTCATCGCAGCTCGCCTAGCCGTTCCGCACGCTGACGAGCCTTCGGTTCCAGCCGTCGCGAAGCCTGTCGAGCAGGCCACCGCACCCCGCCGGAAGAACAAAGAGACACGCTAAATGCAGACCTTCGGACTCCAACTCGTCGCCGCTCCCGAGTCGGAGCCAGTCAGCCTGGAAGAGGCCAAAGCTCACCTCCGTGTGGACTTTACCGACGATGATTCGCTCATCCTGTCGCTGATTTCCGCCGCTCGCGAAGTCGTCGAGGGTAAGCTGCGACGGTCAGTGTTCTCGCAGACATATGCGCTGACTTTGGACCAGTTCCCATATCCCACCGGAACCCTCACAAAGACACCGGCACAGCGCGAGAACTGGCTATTCCCGTCGATCTACTTCTCCGATTACGCGATCGAGCTACCCCTCGCGAAGGTGACCTCGGTGGCTTCGATCACGTTCATGGACGTGACCGGTGAAGTGGTGACGCTCCCCGAGGATCAGTACGTCGTCGATGTCAACTCTGTCCCTGCCCGCATCGTCCCCGCGAACGGCGGGACCTGGCCATACATCAACTCCTACACGCCGGGGTCGATCACAATCACATTCTCCGCTGGCCAATGGGATTCGGACACGGTTCCGGTCTCAATTAAGCAGGCGATGCTCCTCCTGATCGGCCATTGGTACGCGAATCGCGAAGCTATCAGTGATAAGCCAATGACGACGCTGCCGCTGGCAGTCGACTGTCTGCTGGAACGGTGGATCAACTATGCCTAGCGCCGGAAAGCTAAACCGCAAAGTCACCATCCAGTCGCCATCCACCACTCAGGACGAATACGGCGCACCTACGCAGGTGTGGACCGATCTGATTACGACCTGGGCCTCGATCCGCGCCGCGACCAGCAAAGAAGTGTACGCGGCCTCCGGATTCACCAGCCAGCTCAGCCACATCATCACGATCCGGTGGCGACCTGGCGTCCAGGCCAACCAGCGCATCGCCTATCGCGGGCGCACATTCGAGATCCAAGCCGTCGCCGATCCCGATGAGTCGCGCGTCGAACTCAACCTCCTGTGTCTTGAAATTAACGGACCCTCTGCATGACACCTTCAGACCTGTACATGACCGCTCTGTGCCTGTGGCGCGAGGCCCGAGGCGAGGGTGAGCAGGGTATGCAGGCTGTCGCATGTGTGATCCGTAACCGGGCGGCCAAGCGCAAAACATCGCCCTACGCAGAGGTGATTCGGCCCTGGGCTTTCTCATCGATCACCGCGACCGGCGATCCGCAGCTCAAACTATGGCCGAAGGAAAGCGATCCGACATGGATCACGGCTCAGAGGCTCACAACGGCAGTCCTGACCGAATCCGCTCCTGATGTCACCGGCGGCGCGACGCTGTACTACGACGACTCGATCCCGTTTCCGAAGTCGTGGAACCGAGCAGCCGTGAAGCCCACGGTAAAACTCGGTCGGCTGAACTTTTTCCAGGAGGTCTGATGTCGCTCGAATCCAACCTCCATACGATCATCACAACCGCGCCATCGTTTACCGCCCTCGCAGGTACCCGACTCTATCCGGTCCTGCTGCCCGAGGAGCCCACTCTTCCGGCGGCGACCTATCAGCGCATCTCCACTACCCGCGAGTACACGACGACCGGCCCGGTTGCTCTCAATCGCGTGCGCATCCAGCTCGATTGCTGGGCCGACACCTACGCTCAGGTGAAGCAACTCCAGGCCGCGATCCTCGCCATCCTGGAAGACCGCAGCCCCTACACGAGCGCAGGCATCGACTCGATCACGCTGATCACAGCGACCGACGGATACGAGCAGGACGCCCGCATCTACCGCGTGTCAATGGACTTTTATATCTACGCGACCGAGTAGCCACCAACCCAACCCCATCCGATCCCGGCTGACGCTGGGCTCTCGCATTTAACACACATCCCCCAGGAGTTATAAACAATGGCTGATCCCGTCCTCACACCCACGTATGGTATTGCACCCGCAGTTACCGGCGTCGGTGACGTAATCTTCATTTCCGCTGATAATGGCACGACCTTCAAGCAAATTATGCATACGAAGGGCATCAAGTACAACGGCCAGCAGAAGAACAAGATCGACACCTCCACGACCACGAAT